GCACCGGTAGACCGAAGTCATGGTAGCCGTCTTTGATCCCGGCGAAATAATGCGACGATGGCGGATAAATGCCGGTGCTGTTCATGACGTAGAACATCACTTGTGCCTCACCGTCCGGCAGATTGTCGATGGTCAGCACGACCTTGCGGTACATGCCGGTGCCGTCATCGCGGTAGCCTTCATACCGGTCAAGATATTCTACGCACTGCGGCGTGATCTTCCAGAGGCCGCCCTGCACAGCATCACCCTCTGACGGGACAATGTCGGCCACACCGCGAAACACCAGCTTCCAGTTTTGCAGTTCGTAGCTGGACACCGGGTCTGCCTGCGGACAGCGCCGCGACATTTGCTCGATACTCAAGTTTGATCCGTAAGCGAGGTACAACATTGGCTTGCTCCATTCATCGAATGATAAGAATAACTTAGCAGGTACGGGAAGGAAAGTCTAGCTTTCCTTCCCGCTCAGAGACTAGCGGCGGAGAGCCGCACGGCGACCGTTCCAGAACTCACGTTGCTCTGGCGTGGCCTTCAGCAGGTCATCGAGATTGGTGGTCGGAGCCGCCGCGACAGTTGTCACGTTCGGATTGGACACCATGAAGTACCGCTTGCCGCGCTTGCGATATTCGAAACCGGCGAGGCGAGCGTGACGCTTCACGCCCATTCTGCGAGCGCCGACACGGACGCACAGTTCGTAGGTTGTCGCGCCTTCAGGGCGGCTGATCATCTCGATCACGGCGCGGGTCTTGAAAGCGAAGTGAGCATAGTCGCGCGCGATCTGGCGACCGGCACCAATGTCACCCGCCTTTGCGGCGGTCACGAGTTGCAGGCAGCGGATGATCCAGTTGACCGCCTTCACCGCATCAACCGTGCCGCTGTGCTGGCGAAACTCGACAGTCGGCTTGTCACGGTCATACGTGGCGAGGTTCAGCTTGACGTAACGCTCAGTGCCCGACCCGGCAGCAATTTGCATTGCCCGCACCAAGTCTTTCCAGTTCCGCGCCCGGTCAACCGAAGCGAAATTGACGCTGGCAATCGAGCGGCAGAAACCGGCGTTGTTCGCGCGACGGCTGTTCGGCATCACCTCGTCAATCTCACGCTCGTAGGAGGCGTACAGCTTCACGAGATTTTTTTGCGTTTGCAGATCGTTCTCGGCAACGCCGACATGAACGTGGAAGCCGCAGCTTGAGTTGACGTTGGCACCCATGTCGCGGAGCGCGTTGACAACCGTGGCAACTTGGTCGAGGCCGTCCTGTCCGCGCAACACCGGGGACACGAACTCGGCACCCGAGCCGCCGCGAAAAGAGCCGTGGCCGTTTTCGTCACGGATCGAGCCGTCCGCGTGTACGTCCCAACCGAAGCCTGTACGGCGGCGCAGTTCCGCGCGAGCGGTGGAGACGCTATAACGATTGCCGGGAAAGAACACTTCGAACTCAGTGCCGAAGGTCAGATGTGAGAGTGTGTCGTCCATTTTGGCTTGCTCCTTATTTGGCCGGGGCCGACCCCCGGTGTGAGAAGACCATGCCAGCGCCAACGGTGGTTTGTAAAGCCATGCTTTCCTTTTTCGGCAAAGACATGGGCTATGTTCATGGGGTGCATGGCGCACCTGTTTTGTTCCACACAGGGGGGCTGAATGGCTGAGATACCGGAGGCCGGGACGATCACCGCCGAGCAGGCAATTTTATTGCTCCTGCTGGAAAACTCAGGCGACCTCAGGCGGCTGGAAAAGGACGGCGCGGTCAGTGCCATTGCGCCGGGACGCTATTGGCTGAAAGACCTCGTGCAGGGCTTTGTGCGCTACACGCGCAAGAACGCCGACATGACCGACACGTCATCGCTGTCGATCTGCTTCGGGCTGACCGGCGCACGCATCGGGCAACTGGCGCGGGAGGGCTGGTTCAAACAGATCGAGCGCGGACGCTACAACTGGAAAGAGGCATGTGCAGGCTACATCCGGTTCTTGCGCGACGAAGACCGCCGATCATCGCGGTCATCGAGCGACAGCCGCATCAAGGATGCCAAGGCGCGTGACATCGAGATACGCACAATGCAGCGGCTGGGTCGGCTCGTGCCGCTGGAGGTCTACGAGGAAATGATAGACAGTATCTGCGGCTCAGTGCGAAGCGAGTTTGCAGGCATGGCCGCAACGGTCACGCGCGACCTCAACTTGCGCCGCATGATCGAGAGAGAGGTTAATGCTCGACTACACCGCATCGCGGAACTCGCAATGGCACAAGCCATACGGCTGGAGACGGGCAGCAGCCCTGCTGATGCCGTCAGCACCAACGGAGCCGGACCTGTGGGCGGCAGCAAACAGGACGTACCCTCCGACAGCGGCAGTACCGGGACCGCGTGATCCGCTGCTGACACCCTACGTTGTCGAACCGGAGCGCGTCATCGCATCGGGCGCGTACAAGCGCGTGGTCATGGTGTTCGGTGCGCAGACCGGCAAGAGCGAAGCGATGCTTGACGTGGCCGGACAGCGGCTCGATCAGCGACCGGGACCGATCCTCTACGTTGGACCGAACAAGCAATTCCTCACCGAGCAATTCGAACCGCGCGTCATGGCGTTGCTGGACGAAGCGCCGACACTGATGGCGAAGGTGGCGCGCGGCAAGCGCATGACGAAGACGCGCAAGGTGGTTGCCGGTGTGCCGTTCCGTCTCGCGCATTCGGGATCGTCAACGGCACTGAAGTCCGATCCCGCCGTCCTCGCACTGGTCGATGAGTACGATGAGATGCGCGACAACGTGAACAACATGGGCGGCCCGCTGGGTCTGGTCGAGCGGCGCGGCGACACCTACGCCGACTTCGTTTGCGTGGTGACATCGACACCGAAGAAAGGCAGGGTCGGCGCGGTGCAGGACGCATCGTCAGGGCTGTTCTTCTGGGAGCCAGCAGTGACAGAGGATGTGGAAAGCCCGATCTGGCAACTGTGGCAGCAGGGCACGCGGCATCACTGGTGCTGGCCGTGTCCGCACTGCGCTGAATACTTCGTGCCGCGTTTCAACCTGTTGCGCTATCCGCTGAAGGCACCGCCGCTGGAGGCGGCGCGCGAAACCTTCCTTGAGTGCCCGCGCTGTGGCGGCATCATCAATGATGACCACAAGGCCGACATGAATGCGCGCGGCAGATATGTTGCGCCGGGGCAATCGGTCGACAAGGAGGGCGTGGTGCGCGGCGGCTTCACCGAGAGCAAGACAATCTCGTTCTGGGTGTCAGGGCTGGCGTCACCGTTCGTCTCGTTCGGTGAGCGCGTCGCCGTGCTGGTCGAGGCGCAGCAGTCTGGCGACGATGCGATGGTGCAGCAGGCGATCAACGCGGGCTTTGGTGAATTGTACTCACCGGGCGGCGGCGAGGTGCCCGAGTGGATGGAAATCAAAGAGAAGTCCCGCGCGTCATCGTACAAGCGCAACGAGGTGCCCGAGGACGCATTGTATCTGACGCTGGCGTGTGACGTGCAGAAGCATTCGATCCCGTGGGTGATCCGCGCGTGGGGCGCACGCGCAACATCGTGGCTGATCAACTACGGCTACTTGCGCGGCGACACGGCAGAGGAAGAAATCTGGGGCGCTCTGGGCGATCTTGTCTCGGCACCCATCGACGGTATGGCAATAAAGCTGGCGTTCATCGACAGCGGCTTTCGACCGGGCAAGACCGACACGTTGCCGCTGAACCGGGTGTACGAGTTCTGCCGCCGTTTCATCCGCAGGGTGAGGCCGACCAAGGGGTCATCGACAGCGATGCGCACGCCGCTGGTGTTCAACAAGATTGAGGTCAGCCGCAAGGATGGACGCGGCGCAAAGTACGGTCTGGACCTTGTGCGGCTCGACACCGATCACTGGAAAAGCTGGGTACATGAAAGACTTAGATGGCCTGACGACCGCATCGGCGGCTGGCACGTCTTCAACGGCGTGGACGATGATTACTGTCACCAGATCGTCTCCGAGGCGCGGCTGAAGCAGCCGACCGGCAAGGTCGAGTGGGTGCAGCGGTCGCGGCATAATCACTTTTTCGATTGTGAGGCGATGCAGGCGGCGGCGGGATATTTGCTCAACGTGCAGCGCATTCCATTGCAAAAAACCGACAGGGGCCCTACAGAGGGTGTTGGCAGGCAGCCGCCAACCCCACCAGAGGTAGTCAACGTCGAAAACCCGACCGCACCCGCAGCAAGCGGGCGACGTGGGCGACGACGCATTATCCGGTCAAATTATCTGGGAGCGTGATGCGCTCACTCGATCTTCGCCTGCAAACAAAACTGCTGCGCAAGAAGTACGGTCTGCCAAAAACCATCAACGGAAAAAGTCTGGCTCCGACACAGGCGCAGATTGAAGCGTTGCGCACGGTCATCACGTCCGGTGTCGAGGGCGCGGGCTACGGCGACAAGCGCACCGACTTCCGCTCGCTCAACGAGCTTCGGCAAATCCTCAATGCGATGGAAGACGAACTTGACGGCGGCGGTGGACGCATCCGGCAAATCCGCATGACTTCTCCGTCCGACAAAGGACTGTGATGGGAGCGATCCGCAACGCACTCAATGAAGGCATTCTTGGTCCGGTGCTGCGGCGCTTCACCAATCAACAGCCGAGTACGCTTGTCAGTGGCAATCCGACGACGCAGTGGTCGACCGGCTATGATGGCGGCGGCTTCCGGCGACGGCTCAAGGGCTGGGTGCCATCGCAGTACACCACCAACACCATCCTCACATCGTCCGGTCATGTGCTGCGCGCCCGCACGCGCGATGTGCTGCGCAACAATCCGCACGCCAATGCCGCCTGCGAGAGCTTCGTCGCCAACCTGATCGGCACCGGCATCAAGCCGTCATCGCTGTTCACCGAAGACAAAGACTTGCGCGAAGCCATCATGAAGCTGTGGCTGGATTGGACCGACGAATGCGATGCAGACGGCATTGCCGACCTGTACGGGATGCAGACCATCGTCGCCCGCGCGCTGTTCGAAGCTGGCGAGTGCTTCATCCGTTATCGCAATCGCCGCGTCAGTGACGACTTCCTTGTGCCGATGCAGGTGCAGTTGCTGGAGAGCGACATGTGCCCGTACTGGATGAACCAGAAGGCCGACAACGGCAACTGGATCATGAACGGCATCGAACTCGATTTTCTTGGCCGCCGCGCCGCCTACTGGTTTTACCCGATCCACCCCGGCGACATGCCAATCGAGCAGGTCGCCAGCATGGACCCGGTGCGCGTCCCGGCGTCCGAAGTGCTGCACGTTTTCAAATGCACGCGCCCCGGCCAGATGCGTGGCGTGCCGCTCATCACGCCGTCGCTCATCCGGCTGTTCTTTCTCGACCAGTACGACGACGCGGAGTTGGAGCGCAAACGCATCGCGGCCATGTTCGCGGGCTTCGTCACCTCCCCGGCACCAGAGGATGTCATTCCCGTGGATGGGCTTGACACCACGTCTGAACAGGAAGGCATCGGCCTCTCCGGTCTTGAACCGGGCACGTTGCAGACGCTGTTGCCGGGAGAAGACATCAAATTCAGCGAGCCTGCGGATGTCGGCGGGACATACGAGGCTTATCAGTATCGGCAGCAGCTTGCCGTGTTCGGTGCGCTGGGCATTCCGTATTCGCTCTGCACATCCGATCTGCGCAGGGCGAACTACAGTTCATTGCGCGGATCGATTGTCGAGTATCGGCGCAAGCTGGAGCAATTCCAGCACAACGTCTTTGTCTTTCAGATGTGCCAGCCGATCTACCGACGCTGGCTCGACACCGCCGTTCTTGCCGAAGCCCTGCCGATCAGCAGCAGCGATTACCTGTTGCGGCAGGCGGACTATCAGCGATGCAAGTGGATACCGCAGCGCAATGATTGGGTCGACCCGCTGAAGGATCGTCAGGCAGAGAAGCTGGCGGTGGACAGCGGCTTCAAGTCACGCAGCGATGTCATCGAGGCCGAGGGCTTCGATCCGGTGCTGAATGATGAGCGCATTGCAGCCGACGCAGAGCGTGAGGAAGAATTGGATTTGGTATTCCCGGTGGTGTACGCGGCGGCCAATCAGCCGAACACGCCGAGCGAGCAGGCCGCGCAGGACGCCGCCGATCAGGCGGCACAGGATCAAGCGGCGGAAGCTGCCGATCAGGCAGCATCAGACGCAGCAGACGCAGCATAGGAGCGAACAATGCGCCCTTGGTACACGATGAAGGCGACAGAGAAAGGCGACACGGCGGAAATCACGATCTACGACGCCATCGGCGCGTCGTTCTGGGGTGAAGAAACGGTCAGCGCAAAATCGTTTGTCGATGACCTTGGTGCGCTGGGCGATGGCGTGGATAGCATCACGCTGCGCATCAACTCGCCCGGTGGCGACGTGTTCGACGGCGTGGCCATCCACAACGCCATCAAGAACCACAAAGCCAAGGTGACGGCGCGGGTCGACGGGATCGCGGCGTCGATTGCCAGCTACATCGCAATGGCAGCCGACAAGATCGTGATGCCGCAGAACTCGTTCCTGCTGCTGCACAATGCGTCCGGTTTTTCGTTCGGCAATGCCGACGACATGCGCGCTGTTGCGGAAGACCTCGACCGCATCGACAAGTCGATCATCGCCACCTACGCGGCGCGATCCGGCCAGACCACCAGCAAGGTCAAGGCGCTGCTGAAGGAAGACCGGCTGATGGATGCGACAGAAGCAAAATCGCTTGGTTACACCGATGAGGTGGTGAAGGAAGTCAAGATGGCG